AAAACCAAACCTGAAGTGCTCCATGCAGAGACTAATGCACTCGCAAAGATTGCACGTAGTACCAACTCAAGTGATGGTGCAACATTGTTTGTAACTCATGCACCTTGTCTTGATTGTGCCAAATTGATTTACCAAAGTGGTATCAATAGTGTTTATTATCGGAATAGTTATCGTGATGATAATGGAATTAAATTTTTAAAGAAGTGTAACGTAGAGGTAATTAAATATGACTAGTGTTTTTAAAGATGTTGAAACGTTTATGACGGCTGCAGGCCAAACAACAACCACAGACAATGGTGAACAAGCATTGTTGTACCGAAGGTTAATCAATGAAGAATACCACGAATTCATTGATGCTGTTAGTAAGAATGATGATGTTGAAACCATCGATGCCTGTTTTGATACTATGTGGGTAATCATTGGGTATATGAATTCCCGTGGTTGGGACACAAAGGGTATTTGGGATGAAGGTTCCCTTAGTAACCTAAAGAAGATTGATAGCAAAACTAAAACGGTAATCAAACGTGAAGACGGCAAAGTTCTTAAACCTGAAGGTTGGAAGAAGCCAGATTTCACCAAGTTTGCCAAGTAAAAGCTTGCAATTTATTAATAATTCTGTTATAATACATTATCGTATATTTTTTAAGAGGTAAATATGAATTTACGTGAAGTGGCCAAAAGGTTGGTCAATGAGTACAAAATGCCTCATGCGGACAGATATGAACTGTTCTTGCGTGAGTTTGATAACAAGGTCGAGGTTGTTGGTTGGATGCAAGACCCAACCATTGATGCTCACAAGTTTAACGGCCGTGAGATGCTTATCCCAAAACGTTGGGTTACCATTGGTGTAGTTGATGCGGAGGTTCGTGTATGAATCTCCAATTAATTACTTTCAAAACAAACCACACCCTCTTGGCTGAGGTTGTGGAAGAATCAGGTTATATTCTGGTAAAGAAACCTGTTCAATGCATCATGCAACCAACTAAAGATGGCCCTATGATGGCATTCTCTCCTTTTATCCAATTCTGTGAAGAATTCGAAACTGGTATCAGAATCAATAATGAGGACATTCTTTGTACCACAACTCCTTTACGGGAATTGATGAATCAGTATAGTGAAATGTTTGGGTCTGGCATTCAAATTGCCACATCTATTCCAAAATTCTGATATAATGTATGAATGACTAATCAATATTACACTAACGTTGTCGGTGTTGGCAACAATATTTTCTATCGTGGTGTAAAAGACGGCCGGCGTGTTAAGTATAAAATTGCTTACACGCCGACTTTGTTTTTACGCTCTAATAAAACCACTAACTTCAAAACACTTGAAGGTGATTACCTTGAACCTATGAAGTTCGAAGGTATGCGTGAGGCTCGTGATTTCGTTAAACGTTATGATGGTGTTCAAGGCTTTGATGTATTTGGTAATGCCAACTTTCAATATGCTTTCATTGCTGACCAACACAAAGGTATGATTGATTGGGACATTAACCATGTTTCAATTGCAGTTATCGATATTGAAGTTGGTTCTGAAAATGGTTTCCCTGACCCATATCAAGCAAATGAACCTATCACAGCTATTTGTGTCAAGTATTTAAATGGTAATGCAACAGTCTTTGGATGTGGTGAGTTTAGAAATGACCGTGAAGATGTTATCTACACCAAGTGTGATGATGAATATGACCTGTGTAAAAAGTTTTTGGCCTTTTGGTCAGAAAATTGTCCAGATGTAATTTCTGGTTGGAATGTTAAGTTCTTTGATATTCCATATCTTGTGAATCGTATCACTAAAATTCTCGGTGATGACGAAGTTAAGAAACTATCACCATGGAATTATATCAATAGTCGTAAGGCTGTTGTGAACAATCGTGAGCTAATTGCATATGAATTCACAGGTGTTTCCACATTAGATTATATTGAATTGTACAGATGGTATGCGCCAGGTGGTAAATCACAAGAGTCATATCGTTTGGATAATATTTCACAAGTTGAATTGGGTGAAGGTAAGATTTCATATGATGAGTTCGATAACTTGCATCAGTTGTATCGTTTAGATTACCAAAAGTTTATTGAGTACAACATCAAAGACGTAGAGTTGATTTTCAAACTAGAGAACAAGTTGAAGTTGATTGAGTTGGGCTTGACTCTTGCTTATGATACCAAAACAAACTACGAAGATATCTTTGCACAAACTCGTATGTGGGATTCTTTGATTTACAATTACTTGTTGGACAAAAAGATTATTGTTCCTCCTAAAGTTGTAAAGAGTAAGACTGCGGCCTTTGAAGGTGCCTATGTTAAAGACCCACAAGTCGGTATGCATAACTATGTGGCATCATTTGACTTGAACAGTTTGTATCCTCACCTGATGATGCAATACAATATTTCACCTGAAACATTGGTTGAGCCACATGATTATACTCCTGAGATGAGACAAATCATTTCTTCTGGTGTAAGCGTTGATAAATTGTTGCTTAAAGAAGTTAATCTATCAAATATGAGTGGTGTAACTATTACTCCAAATGGTCAATTCTTTTCAACAACTAAAAAAGGTTTCTTACCTCAGATGCTAGAAGAAATGTATGCGGATCGTTCAAAGTTTAAGAAAATGATGATTCAGGCTAAGAAAGATTATGAAGTTGAGTCGGATCCTAATAAAAAGTATGAACTGAAAAATAAGATTGCTCGTTATGATAACCTGCAATTGGCAAAGAAAGTCTCACTCAATAGTGCTTACGGTGCTCTAGGTTCCCAGTATTTCAGATTCTATGACCTTAGAATGGCCTTGGGTGTTACTACTGCTGGTCAATTTTCTATTCGTTGGATCGAAGCTAAAATTAACCAGTACATGAACAAGTTGCTAGATAGTGATAAAGATTATGTGATTGCTTCTGATACTGATTCGATTTACCTCCGTCTTGGTGAATTGGTTGAAAAAGTTTATGGTAAGAAAAGTGATGTGCCTGAACAAAAGATTATTGAATTCATGGACAAAGTTTGTGAAGAAAAACTTCAACCACACATAGATAAATCTTATACAGAATTGGCTGATTATGTTCATGCCTATGCTCAGAAGATGCAAATGAAACGTGAAGGTTTGGCTAACAAAGGTATTTGGACTGCCAAGAAGCGTTACATTCTAAATGTGTTTAATAATGAAGGTGTGCAGTACAAAGAACCTAAGATGAAAGTCATGGGCCTTGAGATGATTAAGTCATCTACACCTGCTGCCATCCGTGAGAAGATGAGAAAATCAATTGACATTATGATTAACGGCACCGAATCCGATATTCATAAATTCATTGAAGATTTCAGAAATGAATTTAAGCAGTTGCCGGCTGAAGATATTTCTTTCCCCCGTGGTCTGAATGGTCTGAAAGAATACTCTGATAATGTGACTCTATATAAGAAGGGTACACCAATCCATGTGAAGGGTGCTATTCTTTATAACACCAAACTGAAAGCAATGAAACTTGATAAAAAGTATGCATTGATTCAAGAAGGTGAGAAGATTAAATTCACATATTTGAAACAACCAAATCCCATGAAAGATACGGTTATTTCATACCCAAATAGATTGCCAGTGGAGTTTGGCTTGCAAGAGTTTATTGATTATGATATGCAATTCAATAAGGCATTCCTTGAACCAATTAAAGTAATTTTAGATTGCATGAATTGGACAACAGAACAACAGAATTCCTTAGAGAGTTTTTTTTAAAAAGAGGTTAAAATGAGTTTACTTGAGAAATTGAAAAAGAATTCGACAATTAAAGATAGTGCAATTCTATCTAAGTCTAAATTCTTCACAGAAAAAGATATGATTCCGACTGCCGTGCCAATGATTAACGTTGCACTATCAGGTCGGCTAGATGGTGGCATTACACCAGGCCTTACAATGTGGGCAGGTCCATCTAAACACTTTAAGACAGCGTTTAGTTTGTTAATGGCTAAATCTTACATGGACAAATATCCAGAAGCAATTCTATTGTTCTATGATTCAGAGTTTGGTACACCAGTTAAATACTTTGAAACATTTGGTATTGATATGGATCGTGTGTTGCATACACCATTGACCAATATTGAACAGTTGAAGTTTGATATTATGCAACAGTTTGAAAACATTGAACGTGGTGATAAACTTATGGTTATCCTTGATTCGATTGGCAATTTGGCTTCAAAGAAAGAAGTTGAAGATGCTCTTGAAGGCAAATCAGTTGCAGATATGTCTAGAGCAAAACAAGTTAAGAGTTTGTTCCGTATGGTAACACCACACTTATCACTTAAAGATATTCCAATGGTTGTTGTGAATCACACATACATGGAAATTGGTATGTTCCCTAAAGCAATCGTTGGTGGTGGTACAGGTTCTTATTACTCTGCCGACAACATCTTTATTATAGGTCGCCAACAAGAAAAAGAAGGCACAGAAGTTGTTGGTTACAATTTCATTATCAATGTGGAGAAATCTAGATATGTCAAAGAAAAATCCAAAATACCTGTTACTGTATCTTTTGATGGTGGTATTTCTAAGTGGTCTGGTCTACTTGACCTTGCACTTGAGTCCAAGCACGTGGTCAAACCAACGAATGGATGGTACAGCAAAGTTGATTCAGCAACCGGTGAAGTAGAAGAAAAGAAATATCGTATCAAAGATACTGATACAAAAGAATTCTGGATGCCTATTATCAAAGATAAAACATTCCAAGAATTTATCGAAAACAAATACCGTGTTGCTTCAGGTAACATTATGTCGAGTGATATACATGAGGCATTTGATATTGAAACAACTAACGGAGTTGAATAATGAGCCATGAAGATGATAAGATTAAACATAGTAAACGCCTTCACAAAGAAGAATCGGCAATAGCCAAACAAGTAAAGATTGCCAAGGCACATGGTGTGGAAGTAAAAGAACCACATATGTTGGCAAAACACCATGCTTTAGATTGTGGTGTACCTAATTGTCCTATGTGTTCTTCTCCTCGTAAATTAAGTGGTGCAAAAACAAAACAGGAACAATCATTTGAACAAACGGAGAAATGGAATGAATGAAGGTATAGATTATTGTTTCATCTATCCTAAGGATGATAAGCAATCGGTACATATTAAATTTTTGGAAGGACCTTATACAGGTACCACTTTCAAATATGGCAAAGTAAAATTTAAGGAAGAAAATGACCAGGTCTATTTACTTTTTGCTTATGATGTGTTAGAATCACCAGTTAAGAAGCCAGCAAAATTGGAAAAGGATGCTGACTTTAAAAACTACATTGGTGACTTATTAGTGGAAATAATGTCATCAAATATTGAACAGGAAGTAATTGATGAAGCTGGAACAGACGATATTAAAGAATCTAATTTACAATGAGGATTACTTACGAAAAGTATTACCATTTTTAAAAGAAGATTACTTTACAGATAGAACTGATAGGACAATTTTTAATGAGATTTCATCGTTCACGGATGCTTACAATTCAACGCCAACGATTGAAGCAGTTGTATTGGCCGTCAAAGAAAGGCGAAATCTTACGGCTGATGAAGTTGAACGATGCGAGACTACTCTCAAAGAGATTGAACAAACTAAAGGCGAAGAATCCAAGATTCAATGGCTTGTTGACAAAACCGAGCAATTCTGCCAAGAGAAAGCCATATACAACGCTGTATTGGGGTCTATTTCAATCTTGGACGGTAAGGACAAGACACATGAGAAAGGTCAGATTCCCAAGATACTATCGGACGCTTTGGCCGTAAGCTTTGACTCTTCCGTTGGACACGATTACTTGGAGAACTCTGATGAACGATACGAATTTTACCACAGAAAAGAAGAACGAATTCCTTTTGATTTGGATTTCTTTAACCGTATTACAAAAGGTGGGCTTCCTACTAAGACACTCAATATTGCTCTTGCTGGCACTGGTGTTGGCAAGTCACTTTTTATGTGTCATTGTGCCGCTGGAGCTATGTCGCAGGGTAGAAATGTACTCTATATCACTATGGAAATGGCTGAAGAAAAGATTGCAGAAAGAATAGATGCAAACTTATTGAATGTCACCATTGATGATTTGGTGAATTTACCTAAAGATATGTATGATAAGAAGATTGCCAAACTGAGAGAGAAAGTTGTTGGTAAATTAATCATCAAAGAATATCCAACCGCATCGGCTTCTGTAACACACTTTAGAACACTACTCAATGAACTCAATCTTAAAAAATCCTTTGTACCAGATATTATTTTCGTTGACTATCTCAATATCTGTTGTTCTTCTCGTATTAAAGCTGGATCAAACATCAACTCTTATACCTATGTCAAGTCGATTGCCGAAGAACTGCGAGGTCTTGCCGTTGAATGCGGAGTACCAATTGTTTCGGCTACACAAACAACTAGGTCGGGTTTTACCAGTTCCGATCCCGGACTTGAGGACACAAGTGAGTCTTTTGGTC